CGGGGGAAATCACGCCGAAATGACCGCGAAGAAGCTCGACATAACGAGAACCGGAACGAGCATCAGTTTCCAGCATTTGCTGAGTCGCGAAAGCCAGACGCAGACTATTAACCGTCAGAGGATCCGCGGAAGACGGATCCGCAACAAGGTTGGTAGGATACACTCCAATGTTAGTTCCGGAAATATTGTTTGCGGCATTCTGATTGCCAACAACAACATTCATGTACGATTGCGGGCGCTGAGGAAGCAGAGTCGAAGGAGCAGCAGTAGCCAACCAACGTGCATCTGGATTAGTGGCACCATTCTGGAGACGAAACGACATAGGCGGATGAGTACCGCTTACTACATCTTTCTGTCGCGTCACGACGGGCAGATCGCCGAAAATAGACGAGATCGTCACGTCATCGCCTTTCTGGGGAGACGGAAGGCAAGATGAAAAATAATCATGCAACTTGTTGACCTTAAGAAGTTTTCCACCTTTCGCGGAATTATTGGCATCGAAATTAACATTGCCATCATCAATATCCACAAGAATCTCATCTTGCAGATTCTCATCGCGGAACCACTCATTCCAGATCAGATTGTAGGCATTAACGGGAAGGCGGGAAATAGACATCGAACCGAACCAGTCAATTGGAACGCCCAGATAGTCGAGAATGGAACCTTGAATACCTTTTTTGTTGTCCGAAGTATCGCCTACGACCAACTGCGGAATCTGGTAGGTGACGTCAGCAGTCCACGCAGAGGTGGACTCGCCCATGAACTCTTTCCAGTGAGTCCAGCAGAGACGCGAAGGGACGAAAAAATAATACATGTCCAAAAACAAGTCGTCCATCGGCGGCGTGATCAGCGTCTGAAGGCGCGTAACGAATGAAGTCTCAACGTCAAATGTATCACCGGGGAGAACCTCGTCGAGGTAAAACGGGACTAAATCACCAACGTTGAACGAAGTCTTAACGGAACTGCTCCGATCGAAACGAGATCGGGGACGTTCCAAGTCGCTTTTGTAAGAGCTAAAAAAGCTATTAGAATCAATCAGATTCTTCGAGAATGCCATTAATAATTACTCCTTTCCGGCAAGCATTGTTAAAATCGCCACATTAAGAGCGATATCAAAAATGATCAATAGAATCATAATCCATAAAAGATCCAACTACATCACTCCTTCTTAGGTTCCGGATCAGGTTCCGGATCAGGCTTCGGATCAGGCTTCGGATCAGGCTTCGGAGCCTGAAGAGTAGCCAGCGCATCACTAAGACTGCCATCAATGAAAGACTGCATAAACACGTTAGGATCATACCCGAAGAGTTTCTGCACCTCTTCCGGGAAATCCGAAAACTGATCGCGAAACTCTCGCGTTTTTTGCATCGCCTCGACCACATCCTTCGGAAGCACGGTAAGATCGACACAGTTACTCTCGTCATAATCAGTTGGGATCAAACCGGCCTGCAACTTATTAAGAATCACAGCCATATCACAACCCGGCGCGTAGCTGTTAATTTCCGCGCTGATATCTACATCTCTCACCTTAGACAGGCACTTGCGTCCGTCCTTGCCGACGGACAGCACATACTCTGCGCGAGTCTCATCTCCGGCGGAAGTGCTCACTTCCACCGGATCGAAAAAAGTGTCAAACATTGTTTTCCAGTGCATAGTCGCTTCCATGCATAACCTCCTTACAATTAATACCGTCAGCTTTCGCGGAATTGAGAACATCATCCGCGTTAATGTAAGTCAGATCATCAAGCAGACCTACCAGACGGAACGAGAATTCCGACGGAGTACCACATGTAATCTGGCCGACAAGCGTCCGGAAAGTACGTTCAGCCCATACAGGATCAGGGCAGATGTAATACTGAAGCACATTGCCGGCAACATCATCATGCAAAGCATAGATAAGATTATGTAATCCTTTCACAGTCTGATACCTCCTCGGAATAATAATGGTCTCACGTTAAGTTTTTTGGTGCGATCGGCGGTTTTGCGAAACACAGAACGATCACGACCACGTTTCATTTTTTTTGCCATGGTTAATACCTCCTTTTTTCTTCCATTGTATACCGGGGGGGTATTGTCAACTAAAAAAGACCCGATTAAATATCGGGTCTCACAAGTTTCTTTGCGCGAAATTTCTTCGCGTCCTCGTCAAGCAAAAGCTGTTCGAAGTAATCCAGATCGGTGGCATATTCCTTAACTTGTTGCATCATTTTCGCGGTCAAGACGCGATCCTCGGAGAGTTTCTCATACTCCGCGGGGAAATCCATCTCAAAAAATGGGTCGAAATACCTAGGAATCGGAGCCTTAAGGCCATCAGGCATCTGCACGTAACCACGATCAAGCATCTCTTTAGCATGAAGATCATAATATTCCTTACCAATACCGGGTTTTCGCGACATACGCGAAAATTCAGGCTCGATGCCGAGATCCTCGTATTTGTCAGCATTCTGGCCATTCTGCTTCTTAAGGATGTAACGGGCAACATACGCGCAAGATTTCCAGCATACGTTGGTCACCAGATTATAACCATAAGGCCAAAGCTTTTGAAGCGACAAGCTGGTATAATACTTGTCGCCGTGGAATGACATCTTGAGGAATTGCAGATCATTTTCCGGCGGGATCCAATCATAAACGATCAAATGATAATGCGGCCGGTGGAACTTATCACCATATTCGCCAGCACAGAAAAACCGGATCTTAGCATCAATACCGCGATACTCCTGATCGCTACGCAGACGCTTAAGGAATAACTGCACGTCCTCCGGGACGAGAGTATAAGCTAATTTATCACCGCGGACGATATGATCATCGTCATACGTGAGAGTGAGGAAGAACGCGCTAGTATGGCATTCTAACTCCAGCATCAGACGCGTTGCCCAACGTCTGGAATAGTCCAAGCGGCAACCAACACACTGACCGCAGGGAATTAAGAACGTGTCAAGCTTCTTCCATGTGCCAACGTCGAACGCATGATCGCTACATTCGAAAACAGTTGGTTTAGCTCTATTCTGATAAACATATTTATTTCCCGTCGAAGCAGTGGGAAATACTTTCACTTGTTTTTTTCCGCTCGCTGTTATACCATTAGTATACGCACCACGGAGGGGATGAAAGCACGTCATATAGAACTCCTTTCGGTGCAGGGGAGCTCTGCCAAGCTCCCCTTTAAAAACTCTTAGTGTCCGTCTGCGACGGACAAAAAAGCTTGTTTTGTCTTTTTTCTGTCACTCAGACCAGTTACATCAAGTGGTAACTGGTCTGGTCGGCTAATCGGTACATTCTGGCTCCAATTCTGCCTCCAATTCCTCGCGATGCCTTTCAAGCAGAAAACGCACACACGGAGGAGTTTTAAATTTCTCGCAAGCATAGATGTAAGACAACATTTCGCCGATATAAGGCGGCATGCAATTTTTGGAGTCCCAGTTGCGGACGGTAGCAATCGGGATGCCGAAGCAATCAGCAAGATCCTTCTGCGAAAATCCTAATAATTTTCTAATATTATGAGATGTCATTTTTATCATTCCTTTCTAGTAATTATGATTGATTACATTATTTATTATAATTGATTCAATCAGTTTTGTCAATACTCATCGACAATATTTTTTTTGATCGGCTCCATCCGTTTCCGCGGCCGACCCGCCGCCCCATGGGTTCCCGTCGCTCCGCGGATTCCAGCTACAGCTGGAACCACTAGATCAGAGAGACCAGGCACCCAGGGAAGAAGCAGGCATCAGCGGCCGAACAGCTTACCCAGGAAGCTAGACGCAGAGCCAACGAGAGAGCCGAGAAGATTAAGATTCTGGCCGCGTTTCTGAACGGCGGCGTTGACCTTAGTGCCATACCGAGAAGCAGAAGAACTCTTATCACTACTGTATTTTGTACCAGTAAGACTATTGTTGGAAGAATATTTAGCACTTGCATAGCCCATATCAGAAGCGTAACGAGACGCTTGTGCGCTATTAAGGCTGGCGAAGCGAGTAGCGGCGGCCTGAATGTTAGCCGCCTGTAAAGCAGTAGACTGCTGGATACGGGCGGCTTCCAGTGTAGCGTCTCTCTGCATCTGAGCAATAGCCTGAGCGTTAGCATTATTTTGCTGATTAACAATGATAGAAGTCAGCGCCGGAACGACGCTGGTGTCAACATCACCTTTAGCGCCAGAGGCACTAGACCCGGATCCGGTCTGAGCGCCGGAGCCGCCAGCACTCAACACGGGGTTAAGTCCGGCTTTCTGAAGATCAAGAACCTCACGCTGATGAGCGGATCCGGACTGCTGCGCCTGCCAATCTCGATTCTTCTGAGCTTCGGCGGCATTAAAGCGCATCTCCTCGCGCGCGAACTCCTGCGATTTCGCAGTATTCTGAGCCGAGATGCTAGTAAGCTGATTCATTAGCTGATCATTATTCATGGGACAACCTCCTAATCTAAAATTAGGGCAGACACAACGCCTACCCTAAAAATATGACATATAACGTTTGGAGAGAAAAGCAATTTTACTGAGATATTAACAATAAGTTACAATATATTACAGTTTTCTTAATCCCGGAATACTATGAACTGGCATTACACGGGTAGTAAGATTTTTAACGTAAAAATCGCCGAAAATCTGATTAGCGAGCTTAGACGTGACCGCAAGTGTACGATCAACGTTGGAAAGATCCTCCTGAATCCATCCGGAGCTAAGCGTCGGCTTCTTCTGGTAATAGTCCGCAAAATGCCAAGACTGCAAAGAATTGGTAATACCAGAACGCATCTCACCAGTGACCTGAGACGGCTTATAACGATAGTCAGCCCAAGCTTCCTGATAGCCGAATACTCCACCATCTGGATTACCAGCCTCGTTTAGACTTTTAGCGTACAACTCCTTCGTATAAACTGGCTGTTCTCCGATATTGGCGAGAATCGGGAAATAATAATCCAGTCGATCCTTACGAGACCAGAGACGATTGATACCTTGCTGATAAGTGTGATTATAACGAGCGCACATAACACCAAGGACGAAACCGTGCTCCGTGAAAGATTTGACGAAACTATTATCCGTGTTGTTGGTAAGAGACATTGCCGCCGTAGTACCAAGCGGAGTCGAAGCGGATTCTGACTGCTGAACGATCTGATGGACGTTAATCCGAGTAC